GTCTTATAATGGCAGATATTATAATAGATAGCGACTCTGGTAAGTTAAAAGCTGGAGGAGACCAAGATTTAGAAATATATAATGACGGTAGTCATTCTTATATAAAGAATACTGTTGATGACCAAACTATAGTCCTTGCGACTAGTACTGGCGGGGCTACCACTACTGCTGTTACCGTTGATGGTAGTAATGATGTAACAATGGTAGGTAATATCATAATGGCAGACGATACTTCCATTGGTATTGCTGATGATGCTGAAAGAATTGAATTTGATGGGGCTGGTGATATATCTTTATTAGGTGCCAATGTCGGCATCGGGACAGTGTCGCCTAATATTACTGGATTTACAAAAGCCTTAACTATAGATGGAGGTTCTGCTGCTTCCAGTGGACTTGAATTAGCTAAAAATGGTACGGTAAAAGGTGCATTATTTGTTGATGGGGGTGATGATGAATTAACACTTGCACAAGTTGCACCTGAGAAATTATATTTTAATACTGGCGGGACTGGCACTTCATATAGGCGTATGACCATAGACTCATCAGGCAATGTCGGAATTGGAAAAACCCCTGAAGCATGGACATCTTTTAACAAAATATTAGAAGTTGGTGATGCCTACAATATTGCTAATGCTTCTGGTCAGACTTATGTGTCAAATAATAGCTATTACGATGGTTCTTATAGAGCGATTGTATCAGGGTATGGTACTTATATACAGCATAGTATAACTGGTTCAGGGATTATATTTGGAACAACATCAGATACAAAAGAGGAAGATGTGGCATTTACTGGTAGGGCTGAACGTATGCGTATCGACTCTGCAGGCGACGTAACAATACAAACAGGCGACCTCATCATGGGTACAAGTGGCAAAGGTATTAGTTTTGCAGCAACTGCTAATGCTGGTGGAATGACAAGCGAAATCCTCGATGATTATGAGGAAGGGACTTTTAGTCCAACTCTGGTGGATGATAGTGATGTTGAACCTAATACTTGGGGAGATTATATACAAAGGTATGGTTATTATACTAAAATTGGTGATGTGGTTCATATTCAGGCTAAAATGAGACCCCGCAATCTTACTAATATGAATACAGCTGCTGCTTTTAAAATAGCTAATCTTCCTTTTCCTATAAGTTCTGCTAATAGCTATTATCCTGCATTTGCCATCGGTGGATGGGGTGGCACAGCTTGGGGTTCTAACTATGCTTGTATAGTGGGCGTTAATAATACTAGTTATATAAATGTTTATGTAACTGACGGGGATACATCTACAATAATGACGCTTGCTACTTTCTCGGCTAATGGAGACGTGCAATTTTCTGGTACGTATCATACATAATAATTCAATACTATATGGATATATAGTTGGAAACGAATAACAATAAGGAATAAAAAATGGCTTTAACAAAAGAAGTAAAATACGACAAGATTGAAATTGTCGGTGATTACAAAGCGGTACAATGCCGTCAAGCAACCATAATTAGTGAAGATGGAGTAGAACTTTCAAGAAGTTTTCATCGTCATGTACTTCACCCCGATTCAGATATTAGTGGTGAACCACAGGAAACGCAAGACATCTGTAATGCAGTTTGGACAGATGAAGTGAAAGAAGCTTGGGCTGAATTTCAAGAAAGTCAGTCAATTGGTGAATAACCTACAATCCTACAATACTACGCAAAATTTAATGAGATAATGAGCAGTGATTATTAGAAGAAGTTCACAAGGAGAGAATATTCGTATTTATAGGAATACAACACCTGGTGCTACAAGGATAAGAAATTATAAAGATGGTAAGACAGCAAGCGTATCTTATCCACCTTCTAAGGTATATTTCGTTACTGTTGATAGTGAAGTTGTCAAGTCTACTAATAGTTTAAAAGTCGCAGAAGAGTTTTATACTACAGAATGTAAAAAAGTATATCCCAATACTCATGGAAGACAATTAGTTGGTAAGCATAAGATGATAAATAAAGTATGTACTGCAAAGGATGATTACCCAACAAGTTCAAATACTAAAAATGATATAAAATCGTTCTTAGACATTAGAAGTGTAAGTTATGATTCAGATGATACTAAAAATAAATTATTAGATATTGTGACAAGTTTAAACCCATACTCCGAATTAGAATGGTAAAAGATTATTTAGATAAAATAATTGTTTGTTCTCTTTTTCTAAATAGCATTTTAATTGCTATTATTCTTAGCCAAACAAGTCATAAATTGATGCCTACGATTATAATCGGATTGCTTATAACAATTGGATTAAAAATTACTAAGAAAGTATGGAATGATTAATCTTGAGACATATGCAGAATATGGGGCAATTGGAGTAATAGTAGTTTTGTTTGCTATGATGATAATCAATTTGATTAAAAGTCAAAAGATACAGAATGAGGACTTAGATGGGATTAGACAGTCAATTGCTAAGGGTGAGACTAAGATGTCTAATATTGAAGGAATAGTATTAAAGATGTTGGATAGATGGAATCGTTCAGATGAAATCTCTCAAAGACATAGAGAAGATATAGTGAAGGAATTAAATGATGTTACAGACGGCCTAGCGTACTTAAAGGGCAGGATAAATGGAAAATGAATAAGAATCAAGTGGATAATTGGAGAACAGATACACAAACAAGATTAGAGGAGTTGACCATTATGAGTGCCAAGCAAAATAGTGACATTCATTATATTAAAGATACTGTAGATGAAATCAAAAGTCTAGTAAAGGAACAAAACGGAAGAGTTAGAATATTGGAACAGCAGACCTCATATATTAAAGCTATTGGTGCTGTGGTTACCGTATTCTTTTCTGGTTTCATTGGCTGGATTTTTAACACGAGGAGTTAATATGAGTGAAGTAATCAGTTTTGTAGGAGGTAATTATCTTGTAATCTTATCATCGGTGTCAAGCATTGTTGGTGGGTTTGCAGTTTTAGCCTCTCTTACACCGAATAAAAGTGATGATAGAATAGTACAAATCATTTTAGATGTTGTAAATTTTATCGGAGCTAACTTTGGCAAAGCAAAGAATGATAAATAATAGGGTAAAAGACGATGTTAAAAAAGATAATAAGTCGTTTAGTTCGCAAACATGGCATGGTGGGAATCTTGCTTATGATTGGCGACATTGCAGTTAAGCAAACTAAGACAAAAGAAGATGATAAAATCTGGGCAAAGGTCAAAGAGTTATTAGAAAGTTTCTAGCGTGCCAAAACAAATCTGGAAAATAGATGAGTTTCATGGTGGAATTAATGATAATGCAGACCCCAGAGATATTCTAAATAATGAGTTGGCTGTCGCTGAGAATGTGGCAGTCAGCGAGTTAGGTAAATTGAGAATGTTGGGAGGAGTTGGGGATGCTCATACAGCTCCTACTGACGCAGACATATCTGCTGGATATGGATTGTTTCAATTTAGTCATGATATGGCTGGGGCTGATGTTGTGGGAGAAGTAGCTATAGCTCCAACCGATTACTTAGCTTTATCTGATACTCTCGATACTACTGGTGGAGATTCTAGTACTTCAGTTATAGATTTAGCTGCGGATGGAGGGGCATGGTCTGACGGAGGGGCTGATAATGTAGGAGTTACATTTAGTAATGCAGTTAGCGGAAAAGCTGATATGTATTTTGTAGATGGAGCCCTTAGAGTTTCAGATGCTGGTTTTGATGCGACAGCTGCTCCAAAGTGGTATGGATATATTGGAGATAATTCTAGTGGGACTGCAGCTAATAAAGTGATGATGACTACAGCTTCTACAAGCGTTTCTCTTCCTAAAAAGTTTTATGAAAGAAATTCTAAAATTGCTAAGCCATCCAGTTCTACATATGAACCTGCCGAAACTCAACCTATACATTCTGCTTCATATACAGCAGCGGCATCTGAAATAAATGCATTAAGCCTTACTTCTGCGACTAGTGCTAGTGATGCTGTTGTTCATGGTAATATAACTGGAGCAAGCGTAGATGAGGTAACAAGAGTTATTGTTGAAATAGAAGCTGTAATGAAAGATGATTCATTAAGCATAGCTGGGTCATGGGATTATGATATTAAAGTTGAAGAAGATGATGGAGGTAACGAAATAGAGATTACTGATAATATAGGTCAAGGGCCATTAATAAATTATCATAGTTTTGAATATACTTCTAATGTTACAGTTGACCAAGATTGGAGCATTACATTAACGGTAGCCAGCATAGATACAGATAGCATTGAACGTATAAAAGTTAATTCTGTGGAATTTATTAAAGCATCTGGGAGCTATTCTGACCATACTGGTTTATCTAACTCATCACATAATTTTCATATTTCATTAAAACAACATAGTGGTTCAGTCACTGATGCTTTCGGATGGGGAGAGAAATGGGAAATAGGAATGAGTCTAATCTATGATGGTAATCAAGAAAGTCTCATTAGACAATTAGTAGATGAATCTGCAACAACAGATAAGGTTTTTGATTGGACAAGTTATAACGATAGACCTCCAGATATAGCAGTGTTTTGTCAATATGGTACAGGTTGGAACCCTAGAATAACTGGAGCTGTTGTTTATATGAAAAGAGTTTTAGATAAACAATGGTATCCACAATTAGAATTAGATTTTGTAAGAGGGAACGGGACTGCTATTTTTTCTGATAAAGAAAGACCTGTCCAGTTTGCGTCTCTTGACAGTGTTAATAGTTATATATTTCAATTTTATCAAGAAGATTTATTAGAACCTCAATTTGCTCTAACATACGAATCAAGAACTGGGATTAGCCATGAGGAAAAATCAATATCATCTCTTTGGAAAACATCTTGTGTTGCAAATAGAAGAGCTTATATAGGAAATTTAAAAACTGCCAATGAGGATGGTACGGTGGAATTTTTGCCAGATACTATGATTAGAAGTCTTCCAAATAAATTTGATATATTTCCTATATCTGAGAAGGTTGACGTAGCTATTAATGATGGAGAGGAAATAATTGCTATTGAGGAATTTAATGATAGGATATTGCAATTTAAAGAAAGAACCTTATATATTATTAACGCCTCTCAAGATACAGAATTTTTAGAAGATAAATTAGATTATAGAGGGGTAACTCATCAAGCATCGGTATTTAAAACAGAATATGGTATTGTTTGGGCTAATGTGCATGGATGTTTTTATTATGATGGAAGAAGGGTAAATGATTTATTAGAGAAAGATGGAAGACCTTTGATTAAGCAATCAACGTGGGAAAGCTTTGCGGGGACTCCATTGGTAGGATATACTCCAAAAACAAAACAAGTTATAGTTGTAAGAGATTGTAGAGCATTATTTACACTTACTGGTTCAATAAATGTAACAGGCACGAACACAGCTGTACCTGGTACTGGAACGAAATTTCTTACAGAGCTTCATATAGGAGATAGCATTGTTGTTTCTGGAGAAACGAGAACAGTGTCTTCAATTACAAATAATACTACGGCAACAGTTAGTGCTGCTTGGGGTAGCGATTTAGCTAATGACGCTTCACCAGATTGTATACCAGCAGGAGATGCATATATATATGATATGATAACAAAAAGTTGGACTAAAGCTGTTGGGGCCTTTCCAACTACTAATAAAACAAATTTTGCAATTGATTGGGCTGGGGATTTAATTTATTCAAGTCATGATGGAGATGCAACTTCTCTTTTAAAGAAGTGGACTGATACTCCAACACAAACTTTGCCTAAGGTTATTACTAAAGATATAGACTTTGGGAATCCAAGTCAAAAGAAGTCTGTTAAAAAAGTATATATATCATATAAAGGAGACGGTTCTGCGGTGACAGTTCTGTATGGGAAGGATGGAATTATACCTGCCTCTAATTTTTATAGAACTGGGGCTGATGGTTCAAGTACAAATGCGACTGATAGTGCAACCCCACTTCATTCAAGCACTGTTGGTATAGATGATTGGGTATGTGCAGAATTAAAACCAGTAGCAGGTTCCATTACTTGTAATAGTTTTAGAATAGCAATAGATGGTACAGCTGGGACTGATTTTGAAATCAATGATATATCTATAGTATATAGACCTAAGTCGGTGAAATAAAGAATTGATTAATATGAACAAATACATTAACTTTAGTAAATATAATAAGGTCTAAAATGGCACGT